CAGTACCTTCCGTTGAATACGGAAAAAACTTCGAATGGGATGCTCCTTTGAGATCCATCCCTCCTTTTGATGTTTCTAGCCTTTATGGTGAAATAGAACTTTTACAAAAGGAAAATAAAACGCTTAGGTGTTCTTTGGCTCGTAAATACAGTCATTGTGATAAGCTAAGAGCGGAAAACCGCAATCTAAACAGACTCATTCACTCCCTCAATAATGACGTCCTTGTTTCGCAAAGTGGAGTTGCTAACACCACGAATAGCGAACCGGGATTGACGATGAGTGAGTCAACACCTATGGCGCAAGAGCAGATCACTGCTTTTGCTGATCAGGACGCTGGTTGGACCACTGATATCCATGGTGCTTATGATAGTACTATGGACGCTGTTGAGGCTGTAAATTCTCAACTGGGCGAGTTTTTAGCTCGTCCTATACGTCAGTCGGTTCAAAATTGGGTTGTTACACAGCCCCTTTTTTACCAGTTTAATCCATGGAAGGAATTTATAGAAAATCCTTTCGTTCAGGATAAGATCAAAAATTATGAATTGGTGCGCATGAAATTACATTGCAAAATGGTCATTAGTGGAACTAAGTTTCACTATGGTCGTGCATTGACTAGTTACAATCCCTTATCTGGTATTGATCAGATTACGGTTGAACGTAATTATCTTAATATTGATCTTATTGCGGCTTCTCAGAAGCCGCATTTCTTTCTGAATCCTACCAAAAATACTGGAGGAGAGCTTTGTATGCCTTTCTTCTGGGAGGACAATTATTTGTCTCTGACTGATAAAGATTATGACAATATGGGTGAGATCACTATCAAATCATTTGGTAATCTTCTTCATGCTAATGGAGGAAATGATCCCGTTACTGTTACTATTTATCTATGGGCAGAGGATGTTGTTCTCACCATGCCTACAAGTCAGGTTGCACTTGTTTCCCAAGCTGGTAAGAAGGGAGGCAAGAAATTAAGTAAGAAAAATCAGTCAAATTCTATCACAACTAATGATGAGTATGGTTCAGGAATTATTTCCAAACCAGCTGCTGCATTGGCAAAAGCTGCGGGTGTGTTAGCGGATCTTCCGCTAATCAGGCCTTATGCTTTAGCTACACAAATGGTTGCTGGTAAAGTGGGTGAAGTGGCTAAGATTTTTGGATATTCACGTCCTTCTGTAGTGTCGGATATTCAATTATTTAAACCAAATCCTACTGGTAATTTTACTAATGTGGATGCTGCTGATGCTGTGCATAAACTTACACTTGATAGTAAGGCAGAAATTACAATAGATACCAGAGTTGCAGGACTTGATGGTGTTGATCAAATGGGCATATTAGATATTGCTATGAGGGAGTCTTATTTGACTTCTTTCAATTGGTCACCAGATGAAGGCCCTGATACTTTTCTTTGGAATAGTCGAGCAACGCCTATGTTGGTTTCGTTTTTAGGTGCAGAAATTCATCCAACACCTATGGCAATGGTTGCTCAGTGTTTTAACAATTGGCAAGGTTCAGTACGTTTTAGATTTCAAATTGTTAAATCTGATTTCCATAAAGGACGTTTGTTGATTCGTTATGATCCAAATAATCATAATGCTGGTGTAGAATATAATACAAATTATTCTCGAGTGGTTGACATTGCTGAGGAAGACGATTTTGAAATCGTTGTTGGTTGGGCACAAGCTGAACCTTTCTTACAATGTGGTTCCATGGAAGGACCTCTTAATTTTGGAAATGATCGACTTGCTTTAACCCAAGGGAAAGTTAATGGTATCTTAGAAGTTAATGTTTTGAATGATCTCGTGTGTCCCGCGGAAGATTCTCCAATAAGCATTAATGTTTTTGTTTCTATGTGCGAAGATGCTAAATTTGCAGCACCAACAAATGCTAAGTTGAATGATCTCCATGTGTTCCCTATACCGGAACCCACTGTATTAGATGCAAATGATAATTATCAAGAGCTATTTTCACAAAGTGGTACCATGGGAACTGAAAATCCTAGCAATACAGACACTGATCGTCCTACTGGATCAAATCCTTTACAGACGATTGGGGCTATGAATGAGGAATCTGACAATACTTATTCGGTCTTTTATGGAGATCCTCCTACGACTATTAGAGAATTGTGTAAGAGGTATTGTCACACTCGTACCTGG